ACGCTGGGCGACGATCGAGGCGCGCGAGGAGCGAGGTGCGCGGCCGCTTCCTGGCGCGTACATCGGGCCCTCGGCGCGCAAGGAGGTCACGGGCGGGAAACCGCTGTGGCTCATGCGCGCGATCGTGGGGGACTACAGCGCGGCCGGCGATCTCATGTGCGATCCGTGCATGGGTGCGGGCACGACGCTCGTCGCCGCGGTGGAGCTCGGGCGGCGCGCGATCGGCTGCGAGCCTGACGCGGGGCGCTTCGCGATGGCGTGTCGGAGGCTCGCGAAGGCGCGGCCTCAGCTGCGCATGCGGCTCGACGTGGAGGCGACGAGGGGCGAGCAGAGCGCGCTGGCGCTCGGAGGTGACGAATGACGCAGATCGAATGCAAGCCCTACGGATGCTCGCTCTCCGAGGCATCGTGCGCGCAGCGTCACGCACGCTCGCAAGAGCCAGGCCGCGTCGGTCGCGCTCGAGCGCCGTACGCGCTGTGCCGCGAGTGCGGCGAGGGCCGCGAGCGATGGGTCAGGCTCGGACGCAAGCGGTACGAGGCGCCGCAGACGATCCCCGACCTGAAGCGAATCAACGAGAAGCGCCAGGAAGTCTACATCCCGAGGAGGGGCCAGTGAGTCACAGCGATCCCATCGACCGAGAACTCTCGATCATGCGACGCGAGGAGCGCGCGGAGCCTACGTACCCGCGTCGCGTCATCGTCACGATCCACGCGTCGAGCGAACTCGGCGGATGCATCGAGGTCGAGCGCGAGGCAACGGCGTTGCGTCCGCCGAACGGCATGGGCCTTCAGCGCGTCCACGTACGCGGCGAGCGCATGGCCGCGGTGTACGAGGCGCACACCGTCGGTGGCGGCGACCGCTGGAACCCGGCGACCATGATCGGGATGGGCGACGCGCGCGGGCGGTGGCTCGAGGCGCTCGAGCTCGCGGCCGTGCCGCGCCGGTTGTGCGTCGGCGTGACGCCGTACGTGTGGCGGTCGGCGATGATCGGACGCGTGCACAAGCGCGGGCGGGACGCGTGGAAGGCTGCCGCGATCCTCTCGTGCCGTGGACGCGGCGTCACCGTCGCGAGTGACGACGAGGCAGAGGCTGTGCTGATCGCGATGTGGGGCGCGCTGTGGTGCGCCGAGATCGCGAAGATCGCGGGGAAGCGGTGACCATCGGCTCTCTGTTCTCGGGCATCGGCGGCCTGGAGCTCGGCCTGGAGCGTGCGGGGCTTGGGCCGGTGATGTGGCAGTGCGAGATCGACCCGTTCGCACTCGCCGTCCTCGAGCGCCACTGGCCGGAGGCGACTCGCGTGCGCGACGTGCGCGACGTCTCACCGAAGACGGTTCGCGAGGTGTCGCTCATCTGCGGCGGGTTCCCCTGCCAAGACGTGAGCGTCGCGGGGAAGGGTGCCGGACTTGCCGGCGATAGGTCCGGACTGTGGTCCGAGTTCAGGAGGGTGGTCGATGAGTGTCAGCCAGCAACGGTCGTCGTCGAGAACGTTGCACAAGGGATCTCTCGATGGCTCCACACTGTCGTCGGAGACCTGCGAGGGCTTGGATACGTACCGTGTCCCATCGTGCTTTCTGCCGGAGAGTGTGGAGCTCCGCACCGCCGCGCTCGAGCCTTCGTCGTTGCCGACACCGACGGCAGCGTCTTACGGCTCATCCAACAACGGCAACCCGGGCGACCATCGCGAGGAGTACGCGACGAAGGGCAAGCCGTCGCTGTGGACGATGGCGGAGCGTGGCGATCTGCCGGGGCATCCGCGTGGACCTCTCTCCCCCGAGTGGGTCGAGTGGGCAATGGGATTCCCGGAAGGGTGGACGGTGCCGGGCAACGGGCAGACCGGCTTCGGGTTCTAGGCAACGCCGTGGTCCCGCATGTGGCGGAGGTCATCGGCCGGATCATCGTGGCAGCGCATGGGAGGTCATCGTGAACGACGACGTGGGCAAGCAGGTTGACGAGGTGATGAGTCGGATCGCCGCGCACAGGATGGCAACGGGCCGCGTGCACCCGAGGGTCACGATCGAGTTCTACGAGTGCATTGCGGAGCAGTGCGCGGAAATCGCAGCTTCTCTTCGTGGGGAGCACTCGGTCGAGGACGAGTGACCGACGCGGAGCGAGCGGTGCTCGCCTCGATGCGCGGCGGTCGCGCGCTCGTGCCGTGGGCGACGGCGAGCGAGGTGGTCGCGCAGCTCGAGGCGCAGGGCTGCGAGGTGGTGCGGTGCGTGTGGTGCACCGTGATCGTGTGGATGGCATAGAGACGACGACAGACAGCCGCGTTGCGTCGCGGCGAGGAGACGACATGACGACAGACGAAATGCTGAGCGAAAGACTGCGGATCGCGCTGGGCGATCTGCCGCGACTCGTGAAGGAGCGCGTCAAGGCGCGCGCTGAGGCTGACGCCGCGTCGGCTGCGGCGCGTGCGCGCGGGTGTCACATGCTGCCAGAGGAAGCGGCAGCGGTGGGCCGGTTCGCCGACGCGCACCGAGCCGTGTGCCGCGAGACAGAGCGCGTACTCGAGAGACTGGAGACGATGTGATGCCGTACGCATCGCGCACAGGCACACGCCGCAACCTCGATGCGCTGCGCAAGGCAGGGTGGCGGCTGCTCGTGTCAGCTCGCGGCGTGCTGCGAACAGAGGGCTTTCCGTACGCGCTCGACAACGGCGCATGGACGGCGTTTCAGCGCGGCGAGCCATTCGACGTGCCCGCGTTCGAGAAAGCGGTCGCGCTGCTCGGGCGCGGCGCAGACTGGATCGTCGTGCCCGACAAGGTGGCCGATGCATCCGAGTCGCTTCGAATGGCCGAGGAGTGGGTGCCGCGGCTACGCGGCACCGCTCCACTGCTGATCGCCGTGCAAGACGGCATGACCGAGGCCGACGTCGCGCATTGGCTGCACGAAGGATGCGGCGTGTTCCTCGGCGGCTCGACGGAGTGGAAGCTCGCCACGATGCGCGAATGGGGCCACGTGTGCAGACGCTACGGCGTTCACTATCACGTCGCGCGCGTGAACAGCGCGAAGCGGATCGCGCTGGCGAAGGAAGCGGGCGCGATGTCGATCGACGGCTCGAGCGCGTCACGATTCGCTATCTCGCTGCCGCGGCTCGATCGAGGCGTGAGACAGGGCGCGTTTTGCTGGTAGATGGACGACGACAGACAGCCGCGTTGCGTCGCGGCGAGGAGACGACATGACGAAAGTGCAGGCGCACGATCTCCGACCCTACCAGGTCGAGGCAATCGCGAGCATTGAGCGAGAGTGGGAGTCGGGACGACGGCGCACGCTGCTCGTGCTCGCCACCGGGTTGGGGAAGACTTCTTGCTTCGCTGAAATAGTACGACGCCACTACGCGCAGACCGGACGGCGCGCGCTCGTGCTCGCGCATCGCATCGAGCTCGTACAGCAAGCGGCGCAGCGCCTCGAGGCCACGGGCTGCGCGGTGGAGATCGAGAGCGGCGATCGGCGCGCGAGCAAACTCGGCGCGCTCTTCGGGTCGGTCGCCGTCGTGGGCACGGTGCAGACGCTGCGAGGCAAGCGGCTTGCGAAGTGGCCGCGCGATGCGTTCTCGCTCGTCGTGATCGATGAAGCGCACCGCGCGACCGCGACCATGTACCGAGAGATCCTCGGTCACTTCGGTGAAGCCGTCGTTCTCGGCGTGACCGCGACGCCGGACCGCGGCGACGGCATCGCGCTCGGCGGCGTCTTCGACAGCACGGCCTACACGATGACGATCCTCGACGGCGTGCGCGGCGGGTACCTCTGCGACGTGCGCTCGCGCTTGATCCCGCTCGACTGCGTGAGCCTCGACGGTGTGCGGACGACGAAGCAGGAGCACGGGCGCGATCTGTCGGCCGAGGACATCGCGCGCGCGATGGAAGGGCTCGAGCCGATGCACGCGATCGCCGCGCCGCTCGTGCGCGAGGCCGGCGAGCGGAAGACGCTGGTCTTCATGCCGAGCGTCGCGACCGCGCACGCGCTTGCGGAGGTGCTCGCGGGCTACGTCGGCGCGGCCAAGGTGCGAAGCCTCGACGGTGGCAGCGACCCCGACGTGCGAGCGAAGGCGATCGCGGACTACTCGCGCGGTGACGTGCAGTACCTCGTCAACTGCGCTCTCTTCACGGAGGGTTTCGACGCGCCCGCAACCGCGTGCGTCGCCGTCGCGAGGCCCACGAAGAGTCGGGCGCTCTACGCGCAGATGGTCGGCCGAGGGACGCGCCTCGCGCCAGGCAAGGCCGACTGTCTCGTGCTCGACTTCCATCCGAGCAACACGACGCACAACCTCGCGCACGTGGTCGACATCTTCGAGGGCGACGACCTCGACGCGGTGCCCGCGAAGATGGTCGCGGAAGAGCTCGCGGCCGGCGCGACCGTGATGGAGGCGCGAGAGAAGGCGCGCGAGCGTGCGGCCGAGGAAGCGAGGAAGCTGGCGGAGCGTCGCGAGCGTGCGGCGCGCGCGATGGTGCAGGCGCAGGCCACCTACCGCGCGATCGATCGGAGCATGTGGACGATCGATGACGTGTGCGGCGTCTCGCGCGAGGCGTACGCGCCGACGGTGCCGCGAGTTCGCGAAGATCAGCTTGCGAGCCTCGAGGCGCTGCGCGTGCCGATCGCGAAGAACGAGACGGTCCGCAGCGCCTCGGAGAAGCTGGCCGAGGCCACGCGCCGACGACGCAACGGGCTGTGCTCGGTCCGCCAGGCGCAGACGCTGATCCGGTGCGGCCTGCGCGGTGACGTGACCTACCAGGAGGCTCGCGACATCATGGACCGGCTCGCAGCCGCGAGGTGGAAGCCATCGCCCGAGATGCTGGCGCAGTACGGGCACCGATGATCGCCGACCCTCACTCCCTCGCGTGGCGTCTCGAACGCGTCCGCTTCCTCGGCCTCACCGTCGAGCCGCGCGGCGTGCCCGTCTGCCACGGCGACGCGTGGGTGCCCGACCCGACGCCGTGGGCCCGCGCTCCGGCCCGCGCAGGGTGGCCCGCGCTCGACGTCGAGGCCGACTCGGCGCGCGCTCGAGCGTGGGTGATCGACGCGTGCACGGACGACCTGCGCGCGGCGCACACGCGCGCCCTGTGGCGCGACGTCCAGCGCATCGAGGTCGCGGGGGCCGTGGACGCGATCGAGCGGTGCACGCGCCTCCACGCGATGCTCGACGCGCTCCGGCCCAGCTGGGATGAGGCCGAGCAGACGCTTCGCGCGATGATGGCCTCCGCGCGCGCCCTGGCGGCCTACGAGCCGCTCACGAACGAGCAGGCGGCCGAGGTGCTGGGATGGACCGTCGAGGCCGTCAGGGGGGCCGTGCGGCGCGGGGATGTGCGGTCGGTCAAGCACGGCGCAAGGCGTCGGATTCCGTACGAGGAGGTCAAGCGGCTCGCGCTGGAATCGTCTGGAAAAATCTGAGCGAAACCGGCCATGTAGAAAATACTTGTCGCGACGCGCTTGCGTTCTGCGGTGTCGCGACAAATAATCACCTCATGCCCAGCACGGAGTTGGGCGGCACGAGGAGACGACAATGCTGAAGAACAACGGATGCGGAACGGTGCTGGCGGCGAACGGGGAGCTTCTCGGCACGTACATCACGCGCGGAGATCAGATGTTCGTCAAGCCGACGTTCGGCCCGCTCGCTGGCGAGATGCTTGCCGTGGACGATGCCGTGTGGGCGGATGCGACGTGCCGCGCGGTCACGCTCGGATGGCGCGACTCGGTGTCGGCGCAGGAGAAGATCGCGGCCCGCTGACTGGCACCTCGGAGCGCGACGCGGTAGGATGCCCTCCGCGTCGTCGTCTCCCCTCTCGTGGCGCACGGAACCGCCCGCCAAGGCCCGCTTGGTGGGCGTTTTCGTTTCCGGGGCCCGCGTCGGTCACGCGTGAGTCACGCCGCATGTCACGCGTGACGTCGGTCGTGACGCACACATGTAGCAGAACGGCTCACATTGCGGCTGTTTCCGAGGTGTGCGAGGTTCGTCGGAACCACCGTCTCGAGGGTGGCCGGGCGACGCGACAGGGCGACGGGCAGACCGGCGATCTGAAGAGTCCCCCTACCGAACCCCACGCCACGACGAGCAGCGAATAGCGGCCGTCCTGGAGCAACGCGCGGTGCGCCGCGCCGGAACGTGGGCCCCCTGCCACCGGGCGAGGTCGGCACGGGTCACGTGCGCAAGACTGCATCGTGTCAAAACGGACACGCGACAGTGTGGCGCACGGGGGGTAGGGGGGCTCTGCTCTGGGCTCGGGACTCCCGGCGATGCTGGTCGAGACGTCGTCGGCAGGCGCCGAACGGTGACTCCGGCGACAGTGACGCGACATGTCGCACGGTGTGAGGTGAAGTGGTCGCGTGTGCGTAGGTGTGGGCGCATGTCGTACACGTCAGGAGAGGTGGTCTACTTCGTCGAGGCGGTCGGCCTTGATGCCGTGAAGATCGGGTGGGCGTCGGACCTTGGAATGCGCTTGAAGGGGCTGCGCACCGGCTGTCCCGCGCCGCTGCGCGTCCTGCGCGTGATCCGCGGAGGTCACGCGCTCGAGCTCGCGATGCACGAGCGGTTCAAGGCTCATCGCACGAGCGGCGAGTGGTTCCGGCTCTCGGCCATCGAGGCGGCGATCGCCGCGCTTCCGGACGAGATGGCTGCGGAGAAGCGGGCCACATCCGACGCCAGCGCGCCAAGGTCCAAGCGATGGCGCCGCAGGTACATCGCGACAGACAGAAAAACCTGAGTCGTCTCGGACACTTCGGCGAAAGTTGGAAAAATCGACCGTCCGGGCCTTGCGTTTCTCGTCGCGACGAATAATAATCTCCTCAAGACGACGGGCACGGAGCCCGACGCGAGGAGAGACAAGACATGAGCACCATCGAGAGCAGCCTGCGTGACGCCATCGTGGACGCGACCGTGACCGACGCGAAGACCGGCGAGGAGATCGACGACGTGAGCGCGTGCTACCTCGCGCTCGCCCAGGACGTGCAGGGCACGCTCCCCGACCACATCACGGTCTCGTGGGGCCCGAGCGCGACGCGCCGCCGCCAGGACGTCTCGCAGGCTCCGGGGTGGGTGTGGGAGGCGGCGCTCGCCGGCCACCTCGTGCTCACGGACGGCGCGGTCGCGATCGCGGACGGCCACGAGCACCGCTACGCCTGACCCACCACGATCCTCCGCCCACGCGGAGATGCGCGCCCCGAGAGGATCGCGCCGGCTCGCTACCGGCAGGGCGCATCGCGGCACAGGGCCGCACGAGGAGACGACGATGACGAAGATCACGATCAGGGGAGCCGAGAAGATCGTCCGCGCGCTGGCACAGCAGGACTGCGAGGACGACGAGCGCCTCGCGGCGGCAGATTCGGTGCCCGGAGGTCAGATCGAGGGGTGGTACCGCGCGTCGCGCGAGGCCGGCGATCTCGTCGTCGTGCGCGCGATCGACCATCTCGGGACCGCACGGGCGCAGCGCGTGTACGACGCGGCGCGCAAGGTGCAGTCGTGACCGACCGCATGCGGCGCGCGCAGGCCGCCTACGACGCGGCCGAGCCGGATGACGCGGAGTGGGTCGAGTGCCCCGAGTGCGGCGGCTCCGGAGGCGTCTCGGCGTGCGACTCGGAGGGTGAGTACCTCGGAGAGTGCCCACGGTGTGGCGGTACTGGCGAGGTGCGGCAGGAGGGCGAGTCATGACGACGTGCAGGGCCTGCGGCGGCGAGTACGTGGCCGGCGAGCGATGCCCCGCCCGAGGCGACGAGGTGCACACGCGCGGCCGTGGGCGGCCCCAGGCGGGCGCGAGCGACCTGCGGGCCACCGAACTACGGGTCAGGCTCTCCCCGGCCGAGTGGGCCGACGTGGGGGAGCTTGCGCGCCTCACGGGGCAGACGGCGAGCACGGCGGTCAGGGCGGCCGTGACGCGGGCGCTGAGGGCTGCTCGAGCGAAGGCGGCGCGGGCGACGCCGGTCACGTGGGATGCGCTCGACAGAGTGCAGCCGACCGAGTAGAGTCGGGGGATGGAGCGGACGGCGCACCTCGACCCCGGCGACTGGCGGGCCGATCTCGTGCCGGGGCACCCTCTGACGCGGGTGTCCGTGCGAGCGCGGTCCGTCGTCGTGCGTGAGGTCGCGCGCGATGGGCGGGTCACGCTCGTCTGGCGGTGCAGGTGGGATGCGGAGGGCGAGGAGTGAGCGAGTACGTGTGCAGCGTCTGCGGCGATGTGATCACGCCGGGCACCATGAACGCGTCCGGCGTCGAGGTGCGAGAGAGCGGCATCGTCTGCGGCGTGTGCGTGGACGTGACGCGCAACCACTCCGCATCGGAGGGCGCACGCTGGCGCTCTGCGGACGGCATCGTGTGGACCGTGGAGCGGGCGAGGACACGATGAGCGAGAAGGCGACACGAGCCGAGCGGGACACCGCCTCGCGCGCGAAACGCACGTGGAACCCGTGGCGCGAGCACGCCGCGGCCATCGCCAAGCACATCGAGGAGGGCACGCCGATGGAGCCCGCGTGCGTGCTCGAGGGCGTGTCCATCGAGACCGTGCGCGATGCCATCGACCGCGCGGATCCAGACGCCGACGTCATCGTGCGGGCGCGAGCGGCCCTTGAGGCGAAGCTGTGCCGCGATGCCGTCGCGCTCGCTGCGGAGGGCACGCCGATCGCAAGCTCGGCCGGATGGATGCTCGAGCGCATCGCGCCGAAGCGATGGCACCTCCCGTCGAAGGTTGAGGTCAGCGGCCCCGAAGGCGGCCCCGTCGTGAGCGAGCAGAAGATCGCGACCGAGGCCGAACTCATGGCGCGCCTCGAGGCGCTCCGCGCGAAGCTGAGCGTGGCGTGATCACGCTTCGCGACATGCGCGAGAGCGACCGGGCCTACGTGCTCTCCACGTGGGTCGAGAGCGAGGAAGAGCACACCGCGCTTCCTGGCGGCCGTGACCGCACCTTCGACGCGCTGCGGGCGAAGGCGGGTCGCTTGCTCGCGCGCTCGCGCGTGCTCGTCGCGGCGCCCGTCGACGATGCGATCACGGTGCTCGCGTGGCTGTGCATCGACGCGCACGAGCCCGTCGTGCACTACGCCTACACGCGGCGCGCGGTGCGTCGCAGCGGCCTACAGCGCGACCTCGTGCGCGCGGCAGGCATCGAGGGCAAGATCAGAGCGTCATGCCGGGCACCGAAGCGCCCGGATCAGCGCGTGCACCACGATCCCGTGCTGGGGTGGATGCTCGCAGTCATGGAGCCACATGTCCGAGAAGACCGAGAAGCCGCAGCGCACGATCGGTGAGCCGATCTCCCGCGTGGAGTTCACCACGCCGATCCGGTTCCCCGACGAACATCGCTCGACGCTCACGGCGTGGACGCGCGAGATGCACCACGAGCGCGCCATCGCGGAGTTCGGGCCGGCCGGCTCCATCGTGCTCCGAGGCATCCGAGGCGCGACGGTGATCCCCGCGGGCACGTTGCGCGTGGTCGAGTGCTTCGTGGAGCCGAAGGCCGAATGACCTCCGCGCCGCGGTGGCTCGACGTGTCCGGTGCGGCCGAGCAGATCGATCGGCTGTGGGCTGCGCGGAGCGCCGAGCGGCTGTCGTGGCCCGGCTTCGCCCTCGCTTCGTCGGCCGTGGTCTGCCGGAGCGAGTCCGCGCTCGTCGCGCACCACGTCGAGCTCGGTGACTACGAGACGGCGGCGCGCGCGCTCACGTCGATGGAGATCGCGGGGGCGAAGGTCGCTCGCGATCTTGCGCGGTGGATCTCGTCGTGACCGACCTCCGCGCGCTGGCCGACGAGGTGGAGGCGCTTGAGCGCGCCCTTCGCGACGTGCGCCCGTGCGCGGTGCTCGACCGCGTGCCCTACTGCCCGCACGCGCCGACCGACCCGCAGCGAAGGTTCTTGGAGCTCGACACGCGCGAGGCCTTCTACGGCGGCGCCGCGGGCGGCGGGAAGAGCGATGCGCTACTCATGGCGGCGCTTCAGTTCGCCGACCGGCCGGGCTGCTCGGCGCTCTTGCTTCGGCGCACGTTCCCCGACTTGCGGCAGCCTGGCGCCCTCATGGACCGCCTAGCGAAGTGGCTCGCGCCGACGGGCGCGACGTGGCGCGAGATCGATCGGCGCTGGACGTTCCCATCCGGCGCGACGATCACGTTCGGATACGCCGAGAGCCTCGCCGACATAGAGCGCGCCTACCAGGGCGCTGAATACCAGTTCGTGGGCATCGACGAGCTTGGGCAGTGGCGCGAGCCGGAATACCTCTACCTGCTCTCGCGCGTGCGTCGGCGCGAAGGCTCGCGCGTCCCGCTCCGCATGCGCGCCGCGGGCAACCCTGGCGGCATCGGTCACGCGTGGGTCAAGCGCCGCTTCGTCGTGGCACCAGACGCTTCGAGGCCGTTCGTGCCCGCGAAGCTCGACGACAACCCGCACCTCGATCGCGCGCAGTACGAAGGCAACCTCGCGCTCCTCGACTCGCGCACGCGCGCACAGCTGCGAGAAGGCTCGTGGGAAGACGTCGTCGCGGGGCGCGTCTACTTCGGGTTCAGCAGGTCGCGCAACGTGCGCTCCGGCCTGCCGAGCGTCGGTCGCGCGCGCTGGCACTACGTGCTCGCGGTCGATCTCGGCGCGAGCGAGGAGAAGCCGACGACGGCGTTCGTCGTGCTCGCGTGGGCGGACACCGCGCGCACGGTCTACGTGGTGCGCTCGTGGACAATGGCGAGCGGCTCGCCGCAGCGCACGAGCGACGAGATCGCGCGCACGCGCGACGTGTACCCGATCGAGCGCATCATCGTGGACGCGGGCGCCCTCGGCGCTGGGTACCTGCGGGACTTCCAACGCAGGTTCGGCGAAGCCGCTCGAGCAGCGGAGAAGCGGGACAAGGCCGGCGCGCGACGGCTGATCAACGGCGAGCTGGAGCGCGCGGCGCTCGTGCTGATCGAGGGTCAGCATCGCAGCGCCGAGACGGTCGACGGCGAGGAGCGCCACCTCGTGTGGGAGCTGGAGTCGTTGCGCTACGACTCCGACGGCCTCGACGCCGACCCGAGCTTCCCGGACCACCTCACGGACGCGCTTCTGTACGGGTGGCGTGAGTGCTACGCGTGGGCTGCTACGCTGCCGCCAGGCCCCCCGACGACCGACGAACGCGCGGAACGTCTCGAGGCCGAGCTTGAAGAGGCCCGCATCCGTGCGCTCTCCGCGTACGACGAAGACGAGGACTGGTGATCATGGAACCGCGAACGCCGTGGTGGGAAGAGCCGAAGAACAGCGACGCGGTCGCGCGCGAGATGACGCAGGTCGTTCGGCAGATCCGCTCGCAGAGCTACCACCAGCGCCACGTGACACGCGCGCTGTCGCACCGCTCGCTCTACGAGAACATGAGCGACACGCTCTCGACGCAGACGGCAGCGGTCGACGCGGCGATCCTCGATCGCGCCGTCGCGACGCTGGCGCAGCCGCGGTTGACGTTCAACGTCCTGCGCTCCGTGGTCGACACCGCACAAGCTCTCGTGGGCGCGCGGCAGCGTCCGAAGCCGACCTTCCTCACGAGCGGCGCGCGCTTCTCGGAGCGAGACCGCACGTTGCGCGCGAACCGGCTCCTCGAGGCCGTGTTTCGCGACGGTCGCGCGAACGAGGCGGCGCTCCGCGCGTTCCGCGATGCGTGCATCGACGAGTGTGGCTTCGTGCACGTCTACAGCTACGAGGGCCGCGTGCACTTCGAGCGTGTCGACGCGCTCTCGATCGTCGTGTCGGCCATCGAGGGCCGCAACGAGAAGCCCCGCACTATGTACCGCGCCGACATCGTCGATCGTGGCGTGTTGATGAAGCGGTTTGAGATCAGTCCGCGCAGCAAGCTCGGGCGCATGATCCTCGAGGCCAAGCCGATCTCGTGGGAGCCAGGCGACCCGCCCGAGCTTCGCGAGGAGGGCGCGAGCGCGGCCGACGTGATCCGCGTGTACGAGGCGTGGCGCCTGCCGTCGTGCTCGAGCGACGACGAAGACGACGTGATGCGCTACGCGGGGCGCCACGTGCTCTGCACCGAAGACGCGGTGATCTGTGATGGGCCGTGGACGCGCGACCGCTTCCCGATTGCCGTGTTCCGCTGGGCATCGCGAACACAAGGGTTCTGGGGCTACTCGCTGGCCGAAGAGGTCGCGGCGCTCCAGGGCGAGATCACCTACACGCTTCAGCGCATCCGGCGCGCGCTTAACCGCGTGGCGGTGCCGCGCGTGTTCGTCGAGAAGGGCAGCAACCCAAGCGCGATCAAGATGGACCGCACCATCGGCCAGATCATCGAGTACAGCGGCACGCAGCCGCCCGTGGTCGACGTGCCCACAGCCGTCGGCCCGGAGTGGTTCAACTTCTTCGGCCAGCTGGTGCAGCAGTCCTACGACCTGCCCGGCGTCTCGCGCATGTCGGCCACGTCGCAGAAGCCCGCAGGCCTCTCGAGCGGCGAGGCGCTGCGCGAGTACAACGACCTGGCCGCGGACCGCGCGATGTCAGTCTCGCGCGCGTTCGAGGCGTTCCATGTCGAGCTCGCGCATCTGACGGTCGACGCGCTCGCAGACGATGACGACGCAGCGAAGCGAGAGCACGTCGTCGAGGAGTCGCGCACGAGCACGGCGAGCGTCGCATGGCGCGACGTCCAACTCGACCGCGACCGCTACATCATCGCGGCGCACCCGACGTCGATGCTCGCGCGCGACTTCGCAGCGCGGAAGCAGCAGGTCGCGGAGATGGTGGAAGCAGGCTTGATCGAGCGCGATCAGGCGCGGCGACTGCTCGAGCTGCCCGACATCGATCGCGAGCTCGATCTTGTGTCGGCGGGGCGCACCGTGGTCGAGAAGGAAATCGACGAGATGATGCGAGAGGGCGTCTACATCGCCCCGGACCCGTTCCACGATCTCGCGTACGCCGTGCGCCTCGCCGCGCAGACGGTCGCGCTCGAGACGCGCCTTGGCACCGATCCCGACTCGCCTGGGATGGAGTGCGTGCGGCAGTACGGCGAGGCCGCGCGAGAGATGCTCGCCGCGTCGATGCCGAAGCCCGAGGCCGCGCCCGCGCCGATGGCGCCACCGGGCGCACCGCCCGAGACGATGTCCCCTGACGCGATGCCCGCGGGCCAGGGTGCAGGAGGGATGATCCAGTGAGCGAGACCACCACGACCACCACGACGGCCACGCCGGCGACCGATGCGCCCGCGCCGAGCGCGATGGACAGAGCGATCGAGGCGCTCACCACGCCAGCCGCGCCGGCACCTGCAGCGCCACCGGCCCCGCCCGCGCAGCCGCCGCCCGAGGCGCCCAAGGAAGCGCCGAAGCCGACCACTCCGCCCGCGCAGGCGCAGCCGGACCCGGAGGCCATCGCGAAGCTGCAGGCCCGCGCGCACGCCGATGCGGCTGCGAAGCTTGAGCGCGACAGGGCGGCCCTCGAGGAGCGCGCCCGCGCTCTCGCGGCACAGGAGAAGGCCACGGTCGAGGCGCAGCGACTCGCGCGGCTCGCGAAGGACGATCCGCACGCGTTCCTCCGCGAGACGGGCCGCGACCCCATCGCCTTCGCGAAGCAACTTGCCGAACGCGACAGGCTCTCGGAGGTCGCGCGCGCGGAGCTCAACGGCACCGCGAAAGAGGTCGAGGCGCTCAAGGCGCAGCTGGCCGAGCTCCGCACGCATCAGGAGAGGGCCGCGACCGAAGCGCAGAAGGGCGCGCGGGCACAGAGCCTCGCGGAGCTCCGCGCGATCGCGACGAGCAAGCACCCGGCCGCGGCTCACTTCCTCTCGGCGCAGCCCGACGATCCGTACATCGATACGATCGCCGACGAGATCCGCGCCGAGCGCGGCTACGTGACGCTCGACGCGGTTGCGGAGCGCCTCGACTTGCGCGTGCGCGAGCAGGCCCGTACCATCCTCGAATCCGAGTGGGGCCGCATGCTGGCGGCCGAGTTGGTCAAGCCGACCGCCGCCACTCCGCAGCAGGCACCGACCGGCCAGGCACCACGCGGCGCGCGAGCGCCGAACACCCTGACCCGATCGGTGGCGGACGACAGAGTCACGCCACCAAGCGACTCGTCGCAGAGCCGGTTCGAGCGCGCCCTCGAGAAGATGATGGGCGGCGGACGGTGACGTGAGCGGGTCGCGAGGAGCGATCCATGACTGTCGATCTGACGGCGTTCAATTACGCCTTGCAGGAGATGTATCCCGACATCGTCGGGCGCACGAACGAGCTCGACACCCCGTTCTTGTCGATGATCGGCAAGCGAACGGACTTCACCGGCAAGAGCTTGAACTATCCGACCGTCTACGCGAACAACGCCGGCCGCGCGGGCACGCTCACGGCGGCGCAGACCGCGAGCAACGGCAGCCGTGGTGTCCAGTGGGCGATCACGGCCGTGAAGGACTACGGCGTGATCCGCATCGACGGCGAGACGCTGCGCGCCTCGGGCGGCGCGGGTTCGATGTCGCGCGGTGAGGCCGCCGCGTTCCTCTCGGCGCGAAGCGAGGAGATGCTCTCGACCGTCAAGGCGCTGAACGAATCGATCGCGTTCCAGCTGTTCCGCACGGGCACCGGCGTGCGCGGCGTGCGCTCGAGCGCGGCGGGCAACGTGATCACGTTGACGAACGCCAACGACGGGATCTTCTTCGACGTCGGCATGGTGATCGGCGCGGCGACCTCGGCGGACCCTCCCGTCGCGCGCACCGGCACCGCGACGATCACGGCCGTGTCGCGCGGTCCATCCACCTCGACGATCACCGTCGACAACATCGCGACCCTCATCTCGTTCGCCGACGGTGACGGCATCTACGTGAGCGGTGACCTGAACACGCGCATGAAGGGCCTCGGCGCGTGGGTGCCCTCGAGCGCGCCCGGCGCAACGGCGTTCTTCGGCGTCGATCGCTCGGTCGACACCTCGCGTCTCGGCGGCCTGCGCTACACGGGCACGGAGCCGCTGATCGAGCGCCTCGTGCGTGCGGAGGCGTTCGCTCGCGTCCAGGGCGCCAAGCTCGACATCTTCGTGATGCACCCGACCCAGCTGGCGCTGATCAAGAACATCCTCGCGGACAAGATCCGCTTCGTGGACACGAAGAGCGCGTCCGGGCGCTCGTCGTTCCGCATGGTCGAGATCGACACGGACAACGGCGTCTGTAAGCTCATGGCGGATCCGTTCTGCCCCTCCACCATCGCCTACGGCGTGCAGTTGGACACCTGGAAGCTCGTGAGCCGCGGCGAGTGCCCCGGCCCGCTCAACCATCTCGGGGACTCGGGATCGTTCTTCACGATGACGAGCGAGGACTCGATCGAGGGTCGCCTCGGCTACTACGCCAACGTCGCGTGCTCGGCGCCCGGCTACAACGTCTACCTCTCGCTCACGTGATCGCTGATCACGAACAGGAGGTGCGACGATGAAGCACGGAACCACCATGAACCTTGGGGGCGGCGCGAAGGTGCTCGCCTTCACGATCACCACGGACGGCAGCGGCGATCCGACGACGACGGTTTACGGACCGAACATCGGCGGGGCCGTCACGGTCGCGCGCACCGGAACGGGCATCTACACGTTCACGTGGTCGGTCCCGACCTACGGCGCGAACGGCCTCGCGTACTGGAACGTCAACGTGAACCTCGGCTCGGGCGACTGGACCACGCGCGGCAGCGTGAACCGCTCGACGGGCGTGCTCACGGTGACGATGGTCTCCGGAGGCTCGGCGACGAACGTCGTCTCCGGCGAGCTCGCGGTGATGCTCTGCATGTGCCCGATCGGCTACTGACGTGAGGGGCCCTTCGGGGCCCCGCGTCGTCGCAGCGATGCGCGATGGTCGCGCGCGCGGCTCATACCCGCGAGGTCGACGGTTCGATTCCGTCCGCTGCTATGAGGTGCTTCGATGGCCTTCTCCGTGACGCTCTCGACGCTCACGTCTCGCGTCCGCACGCTCTCCGACACCGTGTACGCGCCGACGCCTACGGACGCGACGATCGAGGGCATGTTGAACAAGGCGCTTCGCGACCTCTACGCGAAGCTCTGCGAGGGCGCGGGCGAGTTCCTCTCCGAGAACGTGTCCCTCATCACGTCGGCGGGCGTCAGCGTCTACACGTTGCCGTCCGACTTCTGGCAGCTGCGCGGCGTGACGTGGGAGCGCGATGTGCAGTTCCACGCGCCGCTCTACCGCTTCGAGTCGCGCGACCGCGCGAAGCTCGCGGGGCGACAGTGGGGCTCGTGGGCGAAGTACCGGCTCGCTGACGTCGCGCTTGGCGGCGCACCGTCGATCGAGCTACTGCCCGCGCCGGACAGCGCGTACACGATCCGCGTGGACTACATCCCCGACCCGCCGACGATCTCGAGCACGATCCCGCTGACGTGCGCGCCCGGCATGGACGACTACATCGTGCTGGACGCGGTGGGCGCCATCCTCGCGGCCGAAGAGACCGACGTGAGCGTCTGGGAGGCCAAGCGCGCCGAGGCGCTGCGAACGTGCATGCTCTCCGTGTCGCTGCGCGACGAGAACCGCAACGCGACGATCTCCGACGGTGACGCCGACGAGATCGGCTCGTGGGTGACGTGGTGAGCGGCGTTGGACGCTACACGCTCGAGGTGAGCGGTCGACCTGAGTTCGAAGGCCTCGAGGGCGCCGTGCAACGTCTGCTCGATCAGGTGCACACTGACGCGCGCACGAACGAAGCGGCGGCCTCCGGCGCGTCGGCGTTCGGCGGCTCGGGCTCCGTGTGGGCATCGCCGACGCCGACGACGACGCAGGACGCGATCACGCGCCTCGCGGCAGCCGTGAGCGGTCTTCTCGGAGGGCCGATCCCGTGACGCTCGAGCGACAGATCGTGAGCGTGCCGATCGGCGTCTCCATGAGCGAGGCCGAGGCGGCGCCGTACGTCCAAGGCAACACGCTCTCGACGAACGTCCGCTTCGACAAGCGCGGGCGCGCATCGAAGCGGCGCCCAGCGTCCGAGATCGCGCAGGCCACGGAGATCGGCCTCGCAAACAACGTCCTCGACGTGTCCGGGATGCTGCACATGAACGGGCCAGGCGGCTCGATGCGCTTCGACCCGCAGGAGACGACGTTCGCGCGGCAGAACACCACCGAGCCGCGCACGAGCTCGGAGAAGATCACGCCGATCGTGCGCGGGCGCCTCATCGCGGCGAACCCTTCGATCGCGGTCGTGCAGAACATCGCGTGCGTCGTGTGGACCGACGTGGACGAGCCGGTGTACCTGCGCAAGAACGGGCTGCCAGGCTTCGGCGTCACGAACGCTCAGGTCTGGTGCGCGTTCTACGACGTGTCCGGCGATCGGATCCGCGTCCTCTCGGGCCCCGCGCCGCTCACCGGCTACGTGCGAAGCGCGCACGTCGTCGGCCTCGAGACGGGCAACGCTGGACGATGCTTCATCGTGATCGGCGAGACGTCGCGCTCGGCGATGCGATGGGACCTCTACCAGCTGGCCGATGGCGACTACACCTTCGCGGGCGGCGCCGCGTTCGCCACGGGCCGCATCTCCAACGACACGCCTTACGACGTGTGCGGGACGCCCAACCACGCCGGCTACAGCGGCACCTTCCGCGCTTACGCCGTGTGGCCCACGTCGGCGGGGACGCAGATCCACTCAGTCGCCGCAGACGGCACCGTCACAGGCTACACGGTCACGACCGCGGGCCGCGACCGCGGTCTCGCGTGCTACCTCGAGCCTGTGACGGACACGCTCTACATCGGCCAACTCGACGGCGTGGTGTGGGGCATGGCGCCGAGCCTCTCCGGGGCCACGTCGGGCTACTCGACGACGGTCACGCTTCCGACGCCCGATCTCACGGTGCTCCGCGTCGCGCTCGGCTCGGCCGATGGGAGCGGCGGCGTGCTCGCGGCGTTCTCGGGCCGCTACCTCTTCGGGTACGGCTCCGCTACGCCGACGATCTGGGGCACCGTCACCGCAGCGATCCGCACGAGCACGGCAACGTCGTTCGTGCCCAACGTCGCCGTGATCGGGAAGCCGATCTTCTACGGCTCGGCGGGCCAGGACTACCGCGCGCTCTTGCCCGTGCAGGGCTTTGCATCGAGGCGTGGCTTCTTGCTCTCGTTCGATGACATCTCCGACTCTCTCGCGACAACGTGGACCGCGGCGCCGCACGCGGCGTTCAGCGACGCGTTGTGGTGCGAGTCGAACACGCTGAACGGATCGGACGATCCGCTGGACGGGCCGATCTCCAACTGGACGATCCCGATCGTCGCCGACAGTGACGGCGACCTCCACTTCGCGTACCCCGTCGTCACGTCGATCGACATCAACAACCCGGACGGCCCTGCGCAGCAGATCACGGGGCTACAGCTGGACCACGCGCGCATCCGCACCGCGCAGCACGCGCCGTGTCGCGCGACGAAGGCATCCGACCTCACGATCTGGGCGAGCGGCTCCGGCGCCGTGTGCGCGGACACGCAGCTGACGACCGAGCTCACTCCGCAGCGCCCCGATCGGCCGTGGAACACGGGCAAGGCAGGCGACGCGATCAGCGCCATCGTCAACACGAACAACACGTTGACGTTCTACCTCAGCGTGATCTGGGGATGGGTCGACATGCAGGGGCGCGAGCATCGCAGCGCCGAGAGCGAGCAGCTCGGCACGATCCTCACTGGCGGGATCGGCGTCAACAGCGGCGCCGACTGGATCCCGTTCCTCTTCGCGTGCCCGATCCCGATGCCGCTCGCGCTCTACGGATCCGACGTGCGCTCGTACTACATCGACGTGATCCAGTCGCAGGGCGACGACGCGAGCGATCGACGCGTGGTGGCTCGCATCTGGAACCCCGACATCGACAACGACTTTCCCGATTCTGTCGTGTTCCAGATGCCGCAGGCGAACACGACGAGCGCGCTCTACCCGCGATCGATCGCCTACTTCGTGCGCGACTTCACCGCGACCACCATCGCGTACCCGGAGCCGTACACGGTCGACGAGCTCGAAGCTGTCGCGCCTGGCGGGCTCGTGGACATCGTGAGCACTCAACAGCGGCTGTGGGCGCTCTCGAGCGAAGCGCGTTTCTCCGTGCTCTGCACCAAGCCGATCACGGCGAGCATCGCGCCCGAGTTCGCCGACGAGCTCTCGATCGACGTGCCGCAGGAGGGCGGCGATCTCGTAGGCCTCGCGGCGCTCGACGACAAGGTCATCGTCTTCAAGCAGTCGCGGATCTACATCATCGTTGGCGACCCCGGCGACGCAGCGGGCAACCGCTCGAGCATTCAACGCGCGCGCTTGCTCTCGTCCGACGTCGGCGCGACGAACGCCGCGGGCATCGTCGAGGGTCCTTTCGGCGTGGCGTTCCAGTCGCTTCGCGGGCCGATGCTGCTGACGCGCGGCCTCGAGCTCCGGCCCATCGGCGAGAAGGTCAAGGATCTGTCCACGGGCTATCACGCCGTGGGCTCGCTCGTGCCCGGTGAGCAGGAGGTGCGGTGGTACCTCTACACCGACGCCGACGGCGAGCGATGGGCGACGACGAGCACGGCCGTCGTGTGGCAGTACGAGCGAGACGAGTTCGCGTCGTGGACCGACACGCTCGCGTCGGCCGAGGTCGTGAGCGGCGAGACGATCTCGCAGGCCGTCGCGCCGTTCTCGCTCTACCAGGAGACGATCGCGCCAGACTGGACCACGGCCGGGTACAACAACGGCGTGACCACGCCGTGGGTCTCGCTCGGACAGGTCGAGGGGTACGTGCGCGCGTGGCGCGCGACGCTCATGGGCTACTGGTTCAGCGGTCACGTCAACGTGTTCGTCTGCTACGACTACGACGACGCGATCGCGGAGACGCACACCTTCCTCGAGAGCGTGTGCTCGACGCTCGACGCGGCGAACGGACGGATCGAACTCAGCATCCGGCCCAACCGTCAGAAGTGCAGCGCGATCCGGCTCCAGATCCAAGGCCAGGCGGTGCCCGGCCAGGACCCGCCGTACCCCACGGTGGGCGAAGGGCTCGCGCTCGTGAGCGTGGACCTCGAGATCGGCGTAAAGAGCGGCACGGCGCGGCGTAGACTCGCCGCGGAGGCGAAGCGATGACCCAGAACTACTACAACCCCGCGGTCGCGATCGGCACCTCCGGACAGGACGCGCTCCGCTACGGCGCGTACCAGAACGTGGCGAACGCGGCGCGCGATCAGCAGCGGCAGGGCCTCGGTTCCGCGCGCCGCGACATGGCGCAGCAGATCGCGGGCATGACGAGCCAGGGCGCGAACCCCTTCGGCGCCGCGCGTGCCGCGGGCCGCGCGTACGAGCAGCAGGCCGGCCAGATCCGCGCGCAGGCGTCACAGCAGATGGCCGACGCGGCCGCGATGGAGGCGCAGCGCCGCGAGCAGGAGATGCTGCGCAAGCAGCAGGAGGCGCGGCAGCTGATCGGCGGCGGACTCTCGACGGCGGGCGCGGTGCTCGGGACCGTCATCGGCGGACCGCTCGGATCGCAGATCGGAGGGGGGATCGGCGGCGCGGTGGGCGGTGGCCTGACGGGCATGGGCTCCGGCCCTGGCCCCGCCCGCGCCGCGGCTGGGCAACAGACGGCAAAGCCTCAGATGGGCATGGCACCTGCGAACGTGTTTGGCGGCGGAGCACCTCAGGGCCAGACGGCAAAGCCTCAGATGGGCGCTCCGGGTGGCGCACCGCAGTCGCAGCAGCCACCGCAGCAGTCGCAGCAGCCACCGCAGGGCGGCGGTGGCGGTATGCTGGGGGGCACCCTTGGAGGCGGAGGCGGAGGCGGAGGCGGAGGTATGCTCGGCGGGTTCGCGAACATGCTGAACCCGTTCTCGCTGCTCGGCGGGGGCCGCTGACATGCCGCCGCCGATCCGCTTCCCGTCGCGGCTGGCCGAGCCGACGCCGCAGATCGTCGCCGCGTTCGCGCCCGACCCGACGACGTACGCGCAGCCGGCGCCCGGCTTCTCGCAGCCGATCCCGTCCGAACCGCTCGGCTTCGACGTGACCAGTCCGCTCGCGATGGACATCGGCGGCAACGCGCCGCCCGCGCTCGATCCGGCGCGCACGCCCGCGTTCCTCCGCGGCCCGCTCTCGCTCGTGCCGCGCGCGCCCGCAGCGCCAGCGGCGGCGCCTGGCAGCTACGCCGACGAGCCGATGCTCGCCCACGGCGACACGGGCGGCCAGATGACGAGGTCGGACCCGTTCGCGATCCCGGAGATGCCCTCGAACCTCGTGGATCCCACGTTCACGCCGAGCGCGCCGCAGTACGGCGCCACGCTGCGCGAGCACGCGCGCGTCGCGACCACGCGCCCTCGGCTGCTCGGCGGCCGCTCGCTCGCAGCGCCCACGACGCCGCAGGCGCCGGAGCCAGACTTCATCGATCAGATGATCGCGCGTCCGGGTTCGATCTGGCAGGAGCCGCGGGAGACCGCGTACGACCGCGAGCGCCGCGCCATCGGTGAGGCCGTGGGCCTCGAGGTGCAGGGACAGGAGATGCTCGCGCGGCAGGCCATGGAGCGCGCCGACGCCGAAGAGGCCTACCGCGCGCAGCAGGCCGCGCACGAGAACGAGCGCCGTCAGGTCGAGGGCGAGGCTCGCGCGTCGATCGTGCGCGCCGCGGACCGCCTCGCGCAGATGCGCGTGGACCCCGGCCGCTACTACCGCAACGCGGGCGTGGTCGGCATGCTCGGCAACGCGATCGCGGTCGGCCTCGGCGCGATGGGGGAGGCGCTCGGGGGCGGGCCGAACGTGGCCTTGCAGCAGATCAACGCGGCGATCGATCGCGACATCGCATCGCAGGAGCAGGACATCGCGACGGCGAGCGAAGACGTCTCGAACCGGCGCGGCATCCTCGGCGACGTGCAACGCGAGATGACCACGCGCCAGGGCGCGATCGAGGCGACGAGGGCGATCATGTTCCGCGAGCTCGCGGCGCAGGCCGAAGCGCAGTCCGCAGGCCAGGGAAGCGCAGAGGCGCAGGCGGCCGGGCGTCGTCTGCGCGATGCTCTGCTCACGCAGCAGGAGCAGGCCCAGGCCGCGGCCGAGCGCGCGGAGATCGAGGGCATGCTCGAGCTCCGGCAGACCGTCGCGCGCATCCGGCGCGACGAGGCGCGCGCGGCGCAAGAAGAGATCCGCGCAGGTCGCATGGCCGCGGCGGGCATGGGCGGCGGCGCCGCGCGGCAGGAGACCGCCACGTCCGCGCAGTGGGCAGCGTTCCGCGATGGCATGGCGAATGGACTGCCACGCGACCTCGCTGCGCAGTCGGCCGGCATCCCAGAGCACCTTTGGCCGTCGCTCACCGGCTCGCCTGTCACGACCGAGCAGCGCAGCGCGCTCGACGCGATGGACGCAGGCCTTCGCATCATCGAGCAGGGCATCGAGGAGAGCCGCGTGTCGGGAGACATCGAGGGCGTTGGACTGCTGGACAGCAACCTCCCGGCCTTCCTCCAGAGCGATCAGGGCCTGCGCATGCGGATCGCGATCAACAACATGATCGACTTGCTCGGCCGGCTCCGATCCGGCGCGGCGATCTCCGAGGACGAAGAGCGTCGGTTCAGCCGGCTGATCGAGGGCGGCGGCACGGAGCGCGAGTTGAGGGCCGGCATCGCGCAGATCCGCACGGAGCTCGCCGCGCGCCTCGGACTCGGCGGTCGCCGGCAGTCGGGCGCTGGCGCCGCGGATGAGGCGCTCGCCGCGACGGGCGTGCGGCAGGTGGAGTAGTGCAGGACTTCGCCGCACCCGCGACGAGCACGACGGCGCCGCCCGCCACGGCGCCGCTGCGCGTCGTTGCGCGTGACGGCCGGGTGTTCGAGGCCGACGAGCAGCAGGCCGCGCAGTTGCTCTCGCAGCGCGATCCGGGCACGGGCGCTGCGCTCTTCACGCTCGACACGCCCGAGGCGGCAGCGCAGCGCGAGCGACTGCGCACGTACGGCGGCGTGGGCGGACAGATCGCGGCGGGCGCAGCTGGCGTCGCGCGCGGCGGCACGATGGGCCTCTCGGATCTTGCGGCCGAGGGCGTCGATGCTCTCGCGGGGACCGACATCACGGCCGACCTCCAGGCGCTGCGCGAGGTCAACCCGAACGCCACGATGGTCGGCGAGCTCGGCGGCGCGCTCGCCCCGCTCTTCCTCTCGGGCGGCGGCTCCGCGGCGGCGCGCGTCGGCGCGGAGGGCCTCGCGCTCGCGGGCGAGTCACGGGCGGGCTCGAGCATCCTCGGGACGCTGCTGAGGGCCGGCACGGCGCCCGCGCGCGGCGTCGAGGGCCTGGCAACGCTCGCGGAGGGCGGCGTGCTCCGCGCGCTTGGCACGGAGGCAAGCGAGAGCCTGCTCGCGCGCGCGCTGGGGCGTGCGGCCTCGACGGGCGCGGGCGGCGCGATCGAGGGCGCGGCCATGGGGCTGCAGCAGTCGATCACAGATCAGGCGCTCCTTGACGAGCCGCTGACGGCGCAGCAGCTGCTCGCGAACATCGGCGTGAACGCCCTCCTCGGCGGCGCGGCGGGCGGCGTGCTCGGCGGCGGCCTCTCGGTCGCGGGTAGCGGCATGCGCGGCGCGCGCGACGTCGTGGGCCGGGCGTTCCGCGAGGCGACGGGCCTCGACCTTCGGCGCGGCGTCGCAGACGCGTGGGGCGCCGTGGCGCGCGGCGTGGGCGAGGGATCATCGTTCGCGACGGGCGCAGAGTCGCGCGTCGTGCGTGAGGCGCTCGGGCCGGACGGTGCCGAGGTTCGCGCGCTGCTCGCTCGCGGCGATGACGTCTACGAGGAGGCGACGCGCGAGCTCATGCCGATGCTTGACGAGGTGGAGCGAGGGTACCGCCACGCGGCCGACTCGTGGTCGAGCGGCATGAAGCCGCAGCAGATCCGGCGCATCATCTCGAGCGAGAACCTCAACGCGCAGATCGACGCGTCAACACGGCTCGTGGAGAGCGCGCGGCGCATGGCGCAAGACGTGATCTCGGAGACCACGAGCGGCGCCACGTTCGAGGCGGCTGGAGTCGGCGCGCGGGCTCGCGATCTGCTCAAGAACGTTCAGGCCGCGCAGGACATACTCGCTCGCACACCGATGCGCGCGGACGCGCTCGACGTGTCCACGGACCTGTTCAGCGCGCTCGACAACCTCAAGCGCGGGATGGGCAGCATCCAGCGGCGCGTTGAGGCCGTCGATCGTGGCTCGTCGTTCCTCGCGCGTCTTCGCGGCGAAGAGGGCTACGAAGGGATCCGGCGCACGCTCGAGGATGAGTCGCTGTGGGGCGCGGGCGCCGCGGGCGCGCAGCGCGAGGTCAACGCCGCTTACACGCGGTTTCTTGAGCAGCGGCGTCGGTACGTGCGCGACTTCCTCGGGCACGGAGAGCGCGACGTCGTGGATCCGTTTCGCGAGCTTCCGCAGACCGACTCGGCGCACATCGACTCGTTCGTGCGCTCGACGGGCGCCGCGAGGAACGACACGCGTGCGCAGGTCTACCGTCAGACGCTCGAGGCGCAGGCTGACCTCATGGGCACGATGCGGCGGCACCTCGACCTCGGCGCGGCGGACGCTGGCGCGAAGGAGGCGGCGACGCAGGCACGACGCGCGCTCGACTCGTTCGACGCCCTCGAGGAGCGCGTGGCCCGCGTGAACCAGCTGCGCGCGCTCGAGCAAGGGACGGGCGTCGAGCGCGCTCTCGTCGCGCAGGGCGCGGGCTACGTGCTCGGGGGCCCGCTCGGCGCGGCGCTCGCGACGGCGCTTGCCTCGCCGACCGTGCTTGCTCGCGGCATCGGTGCGATCGAGCGCGCAGCGGCGCGCGTGACAACGCGCATCGACCGCGGGGCGTCCTCGTTCGTGACGCGTGCTCTCGAGGCCGCACGGCGCGGAGCATCGAGGGCGCAGCGCGTCGCGAGCGTGTCGGGCCGGCGCCTCGTCGTGCGCGGCAGCGTCGCCGACTTCGGGGAAGAGGTGCAGCGCGTGATCGACGCGGCAGCACGGCCCGAAGAGACGCAACGGCGCATCGAGGAATCGACCGCGGAGATCGGACGCGTCGCGCCAGGCGTCCAGGTGCAGCTGCAGCAGCAGGCCACGGCGTCGATCGCGTTCCTCGCGGCGCGCGTCCCGCCGAACGCGCGCCCCGTGGATCCGCTCTTCCCCGGACTCACGCGGCGGCGCGACGCGTCGAACCCGGAGCGCGCGCGCTTCCTTCGCTTCGCGCGCGCGGTCAACGATCCGCTGTCGGTCATTGACGATCTCGAGGCCGGCGCGATGCCCGTCGAGAGCGTCGAGGTTCTGCGCGAGCTCTTCCCGCTGCTCCACCGGCAGCTGGGCAACGCGCTCGTTGCGGAGATCACGCGCCGCATGCGCTCGGGCGATGACATCCCGTTCACGTTCCGGCGCGACCTCGGATCGCTGCTCGGCGCGGCGACTGACCCGATCTTCAGGCCGGATGCGATTCGCGCCTACCAGGCGGGCGCGCTAGCATCGGCGCAGCAGGCCGAGGCCATGGAGGCACGGCAGTTCGCACCGACGCAGGACGGCGATCTCTCGGCGCTATCGAGGAGCGTCGACAACGCGATGACGGCCACCGCTCGCCGTGAGCAGCGGCGAGGAGGATAGAAACCATGGGTGCGATCCGAGCGGCGACGAAGAACCTCAAGACATCGATCGGCGGCGCGGGCTGCGGCGGCATCGGCACGGTGCAGCAAGCTGGCGTGACGACGGCCGGCGTCGCGTTCAACCTCACCGCGTGGGCGGGCCGCGAGGTCCTCATCCGCGTCAACATCGAAGTGCCCTATCGATGGGCCGTGTCGGGTTCGGTCACGAGCATCGACACGACGACGACATCGGCAACGGCTGGATCCCCCGTCGCGACGGGCGGCGGATGGCTTTTCCCAAGTATGCCGAACTTCCGCGACGTGCCCTTCTGCGACGAGCCGGCGAACAACGAAGGCGTGTTCCTGATCGTCGATCCGACGGGTGGCACAGTGGACGTCTACATCGAGCTCGTGGGCTGATCGATGCAGCGCCGAGCACCAGAGCGCCGCGCCGCGATGATGAGCGGCGGACTACTGACACCGCTCGACGTCTTTGGGCGATCGCTGATCTTCTGGCTTCCGTGGACCGCGCGCACGATGGGCTCTGGCTCCGAGGTCGCATCCATCATCGATCGATCGCTGAACGGCAACACGGTCACGCAGGTGACCGCGCTGCAGCGGCCACTGCTCGCGAACGGGATCCACTTCGACGGCACCGACGACAACCTCTTCGCGGCGTCGAACGCGAGCCTCAACAGCGGCGCCGTCCTCGTCGTCGCGCTTCACGCGAGGCCACACGTCACCACGAGCAACCGTGTCCCGATCTGTCGCTCGCAGAGCACCTCGGGCTCGTGGTCGATGCAGACGAACACGACCGGGCTCCGCTTCCACGTCGGCACGCCCGGAACCAACTTCGGCGAGGTCTCGAGCGCGCTCGTCGTGAACAGCGAGCGCACCTACATCTGGGCGTTCGACGGCGGCGGCGCGACGAACGCGGATCGGCTCAAGTGCTGGATCAACGGCACCGCGCAGACCGTGAACTTCACCGGCACGATCCCCGCGACGATCCCCGCGTCGAGCAACACGCTCTCCATGGGATGCTTCTCGGGGCCGTCGGGCCAGTACTGGGACGGAACGATCAAGTGCGCGCTCGCCGCCAACTCAACGCTCTCTGACGCGCAGCGCGCCGCGATCGAGCGCTACTTCGGGTCTCTGTGATGGACACGCTTCTACCCGTACTCATCACGGCCGGCCTCGGCGCCGCCGTCGTCGGAACGATCCACGCGGTCGCCCATGCGATCCGCGTGCGCTCCGATGCCGTCAGCACCGCGGCAGCGGTGGAGCTCCAGCGCGAGAACACCGACCATGCTCTCGTCGTGGCGCTCGTGGCGCGCGTCGAGGCGGCCGAGGCCCGCGCGGCAGCAAGCGAGGCACGCGCGTCGTCGCTCGAGGCGCGCGTGCACGTGCTCGAGGAAGAACGCGAGGCGACGCGGCGCGAGCTCGAAGAGTGCGAGCGTCGTTCAGATGCGATGCGGATCGAGATCCGCGACCTGTACCAGATCATCCAGAGCGTCACCCCGACGCAGGAGCGCAAGCGATGAAGATCGGCAAGATGGAGATCCAGCCCCTCACCCTCGGCGCGCTGATCGTGCTCGTGCTCGGCGGCGTGTTCGTGTGGTTCACCTCAAGCGAGCCGCACCGCGAGGAGATCCTTGTGGTCATGCTGCCCGTCGTAGGGACCATCCTCGCGAGCATGCCCGCGATGGTGAAGAAGGCCGCGCCGGTCCTGCTCGCGTGTGTCCTCGCGCCCGCGGTCGTCGGATGCGGTGGCCCGACAGCGGCCGGGATCGCGGGCGTGATCAGCGTGGCGAAGCCTGTCGCGGTCGGCATCTGCGAGGCCGCGCGGTCCACCACGAACGTCTGCGAACGACACGGCGCGTACAGCGAGAGCAGCGGCGGCGAGACGCCCGCGCAGGAGTGAGCGGTGCAGACGCTCAGATTCAAAAGGGGCGACACGTGGACGGTCACCGCTGACGCGTTGAGCGGCGGCGTACCCGTCGATCTGTCGTCGGTCACCATCACGTCGCAGATCCGCGCCGAGCCCGACAGCGCCGTGATCGCGACGTGGACGATCACTGAGAGCCCGACCGTGACCGGCCGGTACACGATGACGATCGCGGCAGCGACCACGGCGAGCATCGCGGCAGGCACGTACCTCTGCGATGTGCAGTACGACTCGGGCGGCGTCATCTCAAGCACCGGAACCTTCGCCGTCGAGGTCTCCCTCGACATCACGCACGCATGATCAACACGCGGATCACACTCGACGGGACCTCTACCCGCTTCATCGTCTCGTCACCGACGAGCGCGACGACGATCACGCCCACGGCCGGCGAGGCGTGGATCGAGGTGTCCGAGATCCCGCAAGTGCTCTTCCTCGACCGCGGCGCCACTGGGCCGCAGGGTGCGCCCGGCGCGCCGGGCGTCGGCGTGCCCGCTGGCGGCGCGACTGGGCAGGTGCTCGAGAAGGCCAGCGGCACGGACTACGACACCGCATGGGTCACGCCCTCGGGCGGCGCGGGGATCACGGAGCTCACTGGCGACGCCACGGCGGGCCCAGGCTCCGGCTCGCAGGCGGTCACCGTCGTGCAGGCACGCGGCCTCCGTGAGACCAGCGGGCCGACGACGCTCACCATGGGCGCCGTCGCCGACGGGCAGGCGCTCGCACGCAGCGGCGCTACGATCGTTGGCGTCTCAAGCATCGCGCCGAGCGGTGCCGCGGGCGGAGACCTCTCGGGCACGTACCCCAATCCGAGCGTCGTCAATGACTCGCACGACCACACGCCGGGCGTGTCGATCCCCTCCTACCCCACGGCGCTCCCTCCCAGCGGCGCCGCAGGCGGCGATCTCGGAGGCAGCTACCCGAACCCCACGGTCACGCAAGCGCGCGGCCTGCGCGAGACGTCGGGGCCCACGACGCTCGTCGTCGGCGCGATCGCCGATGGAGAGTACGCGCGGCGCGTGGGTGCAACGCTCGTGGGCGGCACGCCGAGCGGCGGCATCACGGAGCTCGACGTGGACGTTCTCGCGGGCCCTGGGAGCGGCGCCGCGTCGGCAACCGTGGTCGGCCTGCGCGGCGTTGTCATCGCCGCGAGCGCGTCGAGCCCGACGGACGGCGACGTCCTCACGTACGACTCTGTCAACGGCTGGGAAGCCGTGCCGCCCGCGTCGAGCGGCCTCAACGACCGCGCGGTCAAGCTGCGCGTCCTCGCTCTCTCGTGATGAGGTGCTCTCGTGATCATCGGCAACGGCTCGTCACTCGTCATGCTCGCGATCTCCGGATCCGGGATCGTCTACTGGTCCAGCAGCTACAGCGACTCCGGCAGCGCCGTCACGCTCACGGCCGAGGCCGTGGGTACGAGCGCCGGCAGTGACGTCACGCTCATCGCCGACCCCGGCGCGGTCGGTGCGGCGAAGCGAGTCGCGGAGATCTGGCTTCGCAACGACGCGGGTGTGACGCAGACGATCCAGCTCAGCGTTCGCACCGCGGGCCCGACGGATAACGTCGTGCTCTCGTGCCTTCTTCGCGACGGCGACACGCTGCGATGGGGCCAGGATCAGCCGACACCGCTCATCACGAGCGCGAACGGAGTTCCTCGCGGCATCGAGAGCAACGCCGAATCGTCGTGCACGCTCCCGTTCTACAAGAGCGGCACGGCGGCCGAGGCGGCGGGAAACTGGTACTGCACCGCGAAGGATGCGGGTGTCCCAGGCGCGATCACGGTCGGCACGCCTGGCCTCTCGGGGCGCGCGGTGACGGGCTCGCCTCCGACGCCGGAGCCCGGATCGATCTGGCTGTCGGCGCCGATCGGTCAGTGGCACATGACGTATGCGAGCGCGGTCTCGAGCACCGTGCACGCAAACCTCTTCTTCGATCTTCTGTGGATCAACTCCGGGATCGTCGTCACGACGACGACGGCGCAGACGATCAACAGCGTGACCCTCCCGTCGCGGTCGGTCGACGGCTCCACGAACGGGCGCGGATGCTGGATCGGAATGCTCGTCACGACCGCGACCACGAACGCCGCGGCGATCGCCAACTCCACGATCAGCTACACGAACAGCAACGGCACGGCCGGACAGACGGCGACGCTCGTCGCGGTCGGCGGCTCGCAGATCCCAGCGACGGCCGTGGTAGGCACGCTCGTGTGGTTCTCGCTCGCGGCGGGTGACAGCGGCGTGCGGTCGATCCAGTCAATCACGCTCGGCACGTCGCTCGTGACCGGGGCGGTCTCGCTCATCATCGCGCGCCCGCTCATCATCCCGCCGTCGTCGGCGCCGAACCTCGCGGGCTCTGCGATGATCAGCAACACCACGCTTCCGAGCGCCGACCCTGGGATCTGCGTGTGGCAGGACCCCGCGATCTTCCACTGCTACCAGGCGAGCGCGACGACGGCTTCGACGGTGGCGGGCAACCTCGTCTTCGTGGATCGCGCATGACCATCGCTCACGGGATCGTCTTCAACGGCACCGTGGTGCCCGGCACAGAGCGCGTGATCCGCGACTCGTCGGCGTGGTGGGACGGCACGACGCACGACACGCGCTCGCGGCAGATGCGCGCGATCCGCACCGTGCGCGGGCACTGGAGCGGAGGCACGTACCGCGAGGGGCCGAGCGCGGGTGAGATCTTCGTGCGCTACATGAACGCGCGCGAGAACAAGGAAGGCGACGACCTGCACGTGAGCGTGCACCACTCGATCTCGGCGGACGGCCTCATCTGGCAGCACGCCGATCACGCGATCGGGTGCGTGGACGTCGGGCACCGTCCCGCGATCCTCACCGGGGTCAGCGTCGAGGTCATGTGGCCGGGCACGCTGCGCCAGGCCGCGAAGCTCGGAGCGATCGGCAGGCCGTTTATCACGAGGACGTGGGACGGCGCGCGCGTCGACTGCGTGAAGCCGACCGACGAGCAGATCGGGGCGTGGCGGTGGCTCGTGGAGACGGTGTGCCGCATCCACGACCTACCGAAGAAGTGCGCGCCGCTGCGCCGCATGAACGCGCGCGAGCTCGGCGCGTTCCGTGGCGTCTGCGAGCATGGAAACATGCCGGGCACGACGAAGATCGACGCGTGCGGGCTGCTCATGGAGGCGACGGGATACCCTCACGTGTGAGCGCCAAGCGGTCACCATGTCATACCACGCCCGCCGATGCGGCGCGGCCACGGCCACCCGCGCGCCCATCGGCGCAGCTCGGCCGTCGTCCACTCGCGGCGCTTGCCAGGTCCGCGATGCAGCATGTCGCGACGCACCTCTCGCGCCCACGCGTTCGCCTTGCGCCGGATACGCTGCGCCTTGCGGCGGGTCACGACTCGCCCTCGATGCGCTCGAGGAGCGCGGCCAGCCTCGCGTGTGCTGGGTCGCGCGAGACGATCTCGGGGTCGAGGCACGCGCGGGCATGCGTGATGAGGTCGCGCAGGTCGCGGCCCGCAAACTCGATGCGCTCGCGCACGTTGGCCTCGTTGCCTTCCGCGTCGCAGACGTATTCCGGCAAGTGCTCTTCCACGTCGCTCTCCTGCTCGCAGTGCACGTCTCGCTGGCGCTCCATGCGCGCCGCGCCAGCATCGGACGCCTTCTCCGCTCGCGCGTGCGCCGCGTCTCGCTCGACCTCGGCGCGCTTGCGTCGCTCGCGCTGCTCGTCGGCCTCTCGCTCCGCGCCTTCGAGCTCGCGCTCCGCGGTCTCCGCTCGCTCGCGCAACACCTCGATCGACTCGCCACGCTCCCGTCGCTCGGCCTCCTCGCGCATCGCCGTGAGAAGCGGCAGCGTCAGGCGCACGCGGCCGTCGGGCGCGATGGCGGCGCGGAGGGCTTCGTATAGGTCGGTCATCGCTTGCCTCCGCGCAGCGGGCACCACGATGGCGGCGGCAACGCGCAACCGTCGATCTCGTGCTCAGTGTGCGCCTTCGGGTGCGTGCACACCTCGGACGGATGGCACCACCGGCACTCCCCGCACGTCCGCAGCACGGGCAGCGCGCGCACCTCCGCGGCGAGTGCCCGCACTTCGTCGCGACGCGAGTCGCCAGCATCGAACGCGAACACGATCGCCTCGATCCGATCTGCGAGCGTCATCGCTTGCCTCGCAGTTCGCACCACGACGGCGGTGCGAGCGACAGGTCGACCTCACGCGCCTTGCTCTTGCGGCACACGCGGATCACGGCTTTTGTCCGCGACAGCGCCGACGTTTGCCAGCCGCAGTCACCGCATGTCGGGATGACGGGCAGCGCGCGCACCGCGTCCGCGTAGGTCGGCAGCTTGATGCGTTCGAGGTTCGCTGCGATCGCGGCGCGATGGTCGTGCTCCGTGGGCGTCGTCATCGTCGCACCTCCGGCCACAGCGCGTCAGCGACGCGGCACACCACGCACACGTCGCAGTCCTCGTCGTGGGCCTCGTGCAACCTCGTGTGGTCGCACGCGCAGTCACAGCCGACGTCCTCGAGCACGCGCTCCACGTCGAGCACGCGGTCGATCTCGGCGAGCAGATCGCGCACCGCCGCTTCGTAGCCGACGCGTGCCTTCGTGGCCTGCCGCGTCGCCTCGTCGAGCGCCTCGAGCAGCGCAGCCTCGCGCCGCTCGTCGCTGTCGATGTGCTCGCCTCGCGCTCGCGCTGCCGCGCGCTGTGCGACGTAGGCGCGGATGTCTGCCAGTTCTTCGCTCGTCATCGTCTCACCTCCGCTCGTGCCCGCGCTGAGCTCGACGCCGTGCCGCTCGCCTCCCGTGGCTCACCGGATCGCCCGGTGCCGTGGTGCCGTGGAGGGTCGTGGCTGCGGTGCTGTCGAGCGCAGCGCGCGGACGATAGGTCCGGCGTCGCGGCGCGCTGTAAGGATCGGGCCCGGTGCCCGCGCGCCGCGACGTCGAGCCCGCGTCATGCGGGCGCAGTCTCCGGGGCCTCGACGACCTCGCCCGTCTCGACGTCGTACGTCGGCGCGGGAAGCGAGAGGCCGGCCGAGCCCTCGAGGATCTCGCGCACGTCGTTCGTGATCGCGCGCGTCGTCGCGATCCCGCGCTCGTCGGCATCCTCGATCTGCGAGGCCGCGGCCATCTCGGCGCTCTTCGGGAGGAGCTTGTAGAGGCGACGGATCGCCGTTTTGCGCGCCATCTCATCGAAGTGCGACGACCACGGGCCCTTCCCCGCGCCCATCTTGCGCGCGGCGTCGATCTCGCGGCGCGTCACGACGCGGCGGATCTTGCTGCCGTCGTCGAGCGTCGCGATCGCGTACGCGTATCGCACCTCGCCAGGGTCGGCGGACATCGCTGGCACGTGCTCGATCTTCTCGTCGTCGCCGAGCGTGTAGACGAAGTGGTCGGCCGCGTACACGACGTGAGCGGTGATGCTGCGCACCATGCCCGAGCGGCGCGCGAGGTCGAGCATGCCCTGATATCCGATCTGGAGCGTGCACTGCCCGCCGCGCGGGATGAGGAACGCGTGTTGGAGCGTCGTGTTGGGCTCCAAGCCCAGCTGCGCGCTCTGAAGCAAGCACGCCATGAACGAGAGTGGGTCGCATGCCTGCAGGTCGCGGTTGCCACGCAGCGCCGTAAGCGCGACGCGAGCGAAGCGGTCGGGCTTCACGTGCGTGGGCAGAGCCTGCTTGATCGCGGCCTCGCTGCGCTTCAGCAGCGCGAAGCAGTCGCTCTTCTCCGGCGCGTTGCCCTTCACGATCTCGCCGTTGCTCTTCGTCGTCGTCATCGGATCTCCTCTTCCTTCCGCCGCAGCACGCGGCGCCCGTCGCGCTGGGTCGTCCAGCTGTACACCGTGCCATCGTCGAGCCGCGCCCTCGCGGCCGAGCCCATCGCGCGCTTGATCCGCGCGTCGAGGTCTTCCTTCTCCTGACGCGCGCACTGCGCCACGACTGACGCCTCGCAGCGGTGCACGTCGAGTGCGGTCCACTCGACGCCGCTGAGCTCGATCTCGCGGTCCTCCTCGCGAGGGAAGATCGACGCGAGCGCGTCGTGGTCGCGCGTCGGCGGCGGGTCGAACCGCTGGACACGATCCCACAGATCCGCGCCGGCTCGCACGAGGCGACGGATCGCGGCCTCGTCGCGATTGACGTCGCACCACACGAGGCGCGAGCCCCCGAGCAGGCACACGATCGACGCGCGCGCCGCGCCAGTGACGAGCATCTGATGTTGCAGCTGCCACACGTACGCGGGCGGCGGACCGTCATCCCACTGGTACCCGTAGCGATCGGAGTCGGTCTTGACCTCAAGCGGGATCGCCGCGCCGGATGTGCCGCCTGGATATGTCCACGCGTCGAGAGTGCAGATCGCCCATGGGTGCACGAGCGAGCGCAGCAAGCGCCCGTCGCGGTGCGCGATGCGGTTCGCGTAGCGCGGCGACGCGTACGCCTCGACGATGACGGGCTCGAGCCGGTGGCCCCACTCCATCCACTCGGCCTGATCCTCGCGCGACGGGCGCACCTTGCGGGCGTAGACGGTGCCCGCGTCGGCGCGATGGTCCTCGCCCATGACGGCCGCAGCCTCGCTCGCGCCGATGCCAGAGCGGCGAGCCTCGAGCCACTGCGCGCGGTCGTCGGACGATGCGCCCGTGTCCACCCATGGCGCGGCGTGGTCCTCTACGAGCGTCGGCGACGGCACGTCACGCCACGTCGTGAGCGACTCGGGCTCGAGCGGCGGCGCGGACTGCCACGCGGACACGTCGAGCATTGCGAGATCGAGGTCATCCATCGTCGTCCTCGTCGTCTTCATCCCACCCGTACAGCGGCTCTTCGCGCGGCCCGTCGTCAAGCGGCACCACGTCTCCCGCGTCGTCGTAGCAGTACCGAGCGCGCCCGTTGCGGTGCGGCGTCCACGGCGTCTTTTCGTTCACGACGCGGCCTCCTCGAGCTTCGCGCACAGCGCCACGCACGCCGCGGCCAGCGTCTCCGCGCGCTCCATGTAGAGAACGCCGTCTCGGACCGCGCTCACGTTCCACAGCGGCGTTGCGGGGCCCCACGGGCCATCTGCGCGCCTCGGCAGCAACACCTGAAGGTCGCGCGCCTCGCAGCGCACGAGCACCTCGGCCAGCTTATCGATCGTGATCGTCTCTTCGGTCATCGTCTCACCTCGGCGCCTATGCTGGACCACCCGCCCCGCTATGTCAAGCGCGGTCGGTCGAAAAGAATCCGCTGGCGCGAGTCGGCCGACTCTGCTAGCACTCGGCCCATGACCATCGGACATCGGATCGAGCAAGCACGAAAGGCGGCGGGCCTCTCCCGTCATCGTCTCGGCGTCGCGTGCGACGTGACGCCGGACACCATCGCGTCGTGGGAGGCTGGCCGCGTCGAGCCGCGCGCGTCGGCGATCACGAGCATCGCGGAGCGGTGCGGCTGCGCGGCGTCGTGGCTGCTCACGGGCGAGGGGCAGGGACCGCGCATCCCGAGCGGGGTGGCGTCGTGACCGGTCCCGAGTGGCAGGCCGAACTCGTGCGGCTCGCGATGGAGGCGCTTGAGCGCGCCGAGCAGGACGCGTGCAGCGTCTCGCAGGCGTACAGGGCACGCCTGAACGAGCGCATGGCGCAGGCCGCGCAGGCCATCGTGATCGAGATCGACGAGGCGCACACCGTCGGCGATCGCGCCCGAGTCGACCGCATCGACGCCACGGCGCGCGAGGTGTTTCGGGTGCTCATGGAGCAGCCGGTTGCCGCTCGCATCGACACGGCCGCTCTCTCGCAAGCCTACGGGCAAGCGGCGTATGCGTGCGCCGAGAAGCTCGAGGAAGCGCGCGCCGAGTGGCTCGCGAAGCGGGGGCAACGATGATGGTCTACCTGGCAGGACCGAGCGCGGAACTTCCGCGCGTGCGCGAGGCAGCGGCGCAGATCGAAGCGGCAGGCCACGTCATCACCGGACGATGGTGGGAGAAGGTCGCGGACGGCGGCGTGTGCGCCAGCGACACCGACCACCCGGAGCCGATCCTCGCGGCGGCGGCGGATCGGAACGCCCGTGGGATCGACACGGCAGACGTCGTGATCGCGCTGTGCCGCGAGGCGGGCGGGCTGTCTCCTGGCGTCGCGCACGAGGTCGGATACGCGCAGGGGATCTGCACCAGCGTCGTCTTCGTGGGCAACGCGAGCGGGCACCTTGCGCCGCGGTGGCCGCTTGGCGGCGACGTTGCGGAGACCGTCGCGGGCGCGCTCGCGATCCTGGGTGCGCTGTGACCATCCCCGACCTGTGCGGTGCGGCCTTCCTCCTGCTCTGCGGCGCGCTCGTCGCGGCAGGCGTGGCGCGCGACCTCGCGCGAGATGCGGAGCGGCGATGACGTGGCACGAGCCCGCGCGACTCGCGCTCGAAGCGGCCGGCGTCGCGCACATCGAGACCGGCGACCACTACCTCGTGGCGCAGTGCGACCACGCCACGCTCGCGACTGCGCTGCGGCGCGCGGGCGCGATGGTCGACGCGCTGATCGTGGACGCGCCCTACTCGGAGCGCACGCACGCGGGACACGATGGGTTCACCGAAGGGGAGCGGTCGGCGCTGTCCTACGCCTGGTGGACGCCGAGCGACGTGAACGCATTTGTCGGCGACTGGCACGCGCTCGTGCGCGGTTGGTTCGGGACCATCACGGATACCGACCTGATGCACCCGTGGGCGCGCGCGCTGGAGGCCGCGTACCG